ACAAAAATAAACTTTAACATTTCTTTAACATTTAGACAAAAAAAAGAGTGGCTATAAAACCACTCCTTCTTGACAAAAACAATTTAAAAAACATTATGTAAATTTATGCAAAATATTTACCTGTTGTTTATAGTAATCAATCATATCAATTAATTCTACATCAGCAAATTTAACTATTTGTTGCGACTTATTGTACAATTCATCTGGAAAGTTATTACCATATTTTGAACAAAGATATTTTGTATATAAATAAATTTCTCCAGCTCTAAAAACATTACAACCTGCACATTGTACATTACAATTTTGTTCATCCCAACGTGTACTATAATGTCTTCTACTTGCCCAATGACCATTTTGAAGTTTGGACCAATGGTCTTTTTTACCACAAGTTACACATTCAGCTATTTCATTTTTAGCATATCTTAAACGTATATACTGACTAAAGACTGTATCTAATTCTTTTATTAGATTTTTTCTTAATGGTTTTTTTGCAACTTTAGCCATATTTTTTTTTCAATTAAACATAGCTATTAGCAACTCACTTTGCTTTTTATATGTTTTTATAAACTTTTTTTGTTTATTTTTATTTATATTTTTTGTTTTTTAAATATACAATTAAAAAGTATTTAGCAAATTTACAGTTTTTTTTTGATAAAGTAAATATTGTAAAAAGTAAACTTATTAAATGTATATGTTAATAAACTTTAAAATGTTACTTCTATACTTATAAATAACATATAAAATAATTAATATAAATAATATATAAAAATATATAACTAAACTTTCTTTTTTATCTATTTTTTTTTCTTTTAATACTTTTGAAGTAGAAACAACTTGCTTACTATGCTTTATTTGTTGTTTTAAAGCTTTTTTAGACACTTTCTTTTGATTTGTATGTAAACTATTGTCTTTTGTTTTTTTGTGTCTTATTTTAACGTTTTTATAAGTTTTACCATTTACAACTATTTCTTTTGTGTTGTCTATTGGTTCAATTATAAATTCTTCTTCTGTTTTATCTATTTTAGAATTGTTGTTTATTTCAGTATTTTCATTTGTTTTTATTTCTGTTTTTACATCAACAACTGAAACACTATCTTTTTTTATTTCTGTTTTTGATTTATCAACTTTACGTGAGCCACAAGATATAAATACAATACTAACTAAAATATAAATCAGCTTCTTCATTTCTTCTATTTGTTAAACCATTAATAACTTTACCACCAGCTTTATTCCATCTTAAAAATTCTGCTTTAATAGTCAAATCATTTGGGTTTTTATTTATTTTTTTTAATAAAGTACTTGAACTAAAATTACCAGTTCCAACATTATAAGCAAAACTAACTAATGAATTAAATTGATTTTGTGTTAATTCAGTTATTACTAATTCATTTACTCTTTTTGCAAATCTATTAGCTACTTCTTTAAACATATCAAACGCTTCTTGTTTAGTTATATCTTTGTCTAATAAAGTTACACGTTTACCATCAGGATAGTATGTATTACCGTAACCTATTGTTGGAATTTTAGCACTACACAAATATGGTTTTAATCTTAATCCTTCAAATTTAGTTATTAATAAATAACCTTTATTATCTAAAATCATTTGTTTGTTTTTTTATAACTTTCAAATTGTTTTTTTAATGCTTCGTGGTCTTTTTCTAATTGAATATATTTTCCTTCTAATACATCAAATTTATCCTTCCAATACTTTGATGCTTCTACTTCTTTTGCATAAGCTAAATACAAATCATTAAACTGCTTTTGTAAACTTCTAACATCATTTCTTAAATCTGCAATATCATTAGTTTGTTCAACATTACAAGCTTTTAATTCATCCCTATCTGCTTTTAAATCATCAACTAAAGCATCATAAATAGTTTGAACTTTATTTAAAAAGTCACCATTACTATTTTTTAATTCTACTTTTTTAGCTTGTTTACCACCAAAAATCCAAGCAACAGGTATTGATAATGTACTAACTATTGCCATCCAATTTTCTAAAAACCAATTCATTTGTTTTAATTAAATATTATAACTTGCTATTTGTCCACCAGTTGTTGCTACTGTTGCAGCGTTTTGTAATCTATCGCCAATACTATCAGCAGTAAATCCACTTGCAATTAAATAGTTCCAAAAGTCTGCTGGTGTCATAAGCAAAGTTCCAGTTGTATTATCAGTTAAAACTCCACTTAATACGTTTGCAGCACTTGGTACTCTTAACGTTCCAGTTAATTCACTTGATACACCATAAGTAGTTCCAAATCTTACATTTGTTGTAGCTGGATTTCCTAAAGCCACTCCAGCAGCGTATAATGTTCTATTGCCACCCGTACTTATTTGAAATAACCAACTTGATGTGTTTGTGTCTATTGTTACTCTTGGTGCTACAATAGCCATTATATTAGAAGTATTAACTACATTTCCACTTACTTTCACAAAAGTTCCCGAACCATATCCACTTGTCAAAGCAAATGAAGAATAAATAGCTGGTGATCCACTTCCAGCAGTAACTAATCCAGTAACTGAAATTGTTGCAGCAGCAGTTACATTAAAAATTGCGGGTTGAACTGTTGAAGCATTTACGTTTCCTATTTGTGTATAAGTAACTGCTCCACTTAAATAAACAGCTGGTATTGTATTTGCAGTAGTATTTCCAGTTATATTTACAGTTCCCGAACTTGCACTTACAGTAGAATTTGTAAACGTTGGACTTGTTGAAGAGGTTATATTTCCAGTAATATTTATAGTTCCAGCAGTTGCCATTGAGACCGTACTCATTAATCCAGTAGTACTTGTTGTAGTAGATGAAAGGTCACCAACAACGTTTAGAATTCCAGTTGAAGTAACTGCTATTATACTTCTTGTGGCTCCCTGACCATCTATAGTATAATTTCCATTACAATTTAAAGTACCAGAACTTGAATGCCTAATAGATGTATAACTTCCAACACTCGCTAAAGTCAAAACACTACCATTAAAAGTACCAGTATTACCACTTGCTAAAGTCATTTCTAAAGTTGGAGTAGTTGAGCCAACAAAAATAGCTTGTGCAGCAGTACAAGTTAAATTACCACCATTAGCAAATCTAAATTGACCACCAGCTAAAATAACTGGCAATGCTGCATTTAATGTATTTCTAATTGATAATACTGTAAAAGTTCCATCAATAGTAACAGTAAAGTTATTTGAAAATACATCGTCTGCTGCTGTCGGCAAAGTACCACCATCCCAAGTAGCTGTATTGCTCCAGTTACCAGTTGCTACTGCATATCTAAAAGCCATAATTAAAGATTTTTATCGTTAATAAATGTTTGCAAAGCACCCATAATTGTTGCTGCTGCATTTATAGCATCTGTATCCCCACTTTCAAAAACATCCATATAAGTTATAGGAATAGAATTGTCTGGTAAACTTTCTGAACTTCCATCCTCTAACACTCTATAAGGTGTTAAACGCATAGCAACACTTGCACCTATATCAGTTGGTTTAACCAATGGTGATATTGCTAAATTAATCATAAAATATGGATACTCTATTCCGTCTACTTCTATTGGGTTTGTACTTGTAATTGGCATAATTTCTATTTTTTATATATATGTTGCTGATTCTCTATTTGTCCAAGCTACGTTTGTAGCAGTTGCTACTGTGATTGAGCCACTTGCAGCTATTGTTAATCTTGTTATTGTCCATACTGCTGAACTTTCACTTACTCCAGTTCCTAAAGCTACACCACAATAGTTTATATTATTGTTTGAACTATTGTTTGCATTTCTTCTCGTAGAAGCATTTTGCTTATTATTAAATGTAGTCCAATCTGTTGAACTTAATGCACCTCTATTTGATGCACTTGCAGTAGGTAAATTGAATGTATGTGTATCAGTAGTTGATGAAATATTAAAATCTGTTCCTGTTGTGCCTTCATCAAAATATTGTGTATTAGCTGTCAATCCATTTAATGAAGTTACACCTCCTGAAAAAGTAGTAATGATTTCACATAAATGACTATTTTCAGTATGTAATGTAGCTGTTCTGCCACCTGAATTATCAACTATATAAACTCTAATAGCAAGTCTATCTGTAACTAACAACGCTGTTGTAGGAACTGCTAAAGATGTTAAATATAAATCAATTGGAGTACCTCCACTTATTGGTTCAGGAATTGCAGAGCTTGATGCAATACTTGTAAATACAGCACCATCATATTTTAAAAGTTCAACATAAAACTTAGGTGTTCCTCCATTTGAAGACATACTAAAAAACATCTCAAAGTTCCACGCACCCCCCGGTATTTCAAGTCTATTCGGATTACCTACATCTGTTAAAAACTGTGCTATTAATCCATTACCTGTTTTTGTAAAGTCAGTACCTGCTCCAATTATCGCAGTGTTTGACATCTGCTGATAAGTTGCAACTGATGCAGCAATTGAACCATTTAGATAATAATTAACAGAAGAACCACCACCACCACCACTTGGGAAAGTTGCTAATTGTCCATCTCCTCTAACATATTGAGAGGCAGTTCCTGCACCTGTTACAGCTATATCTCCACTTGATGTTATAGGACTATTTGTAACACTAAAAGCAGATGGCATTGTTAATCCTACTGAAGTAACGCCTGCTGCTGGAATATCGTCTGTTGTTGCTAATGTATATGTTCCTGTTGGTTTGTTTGGAAACTCATAATCTTGAAGTGTATCTCCGGTTGTATCAAAACGTAATGATTGTATAAATTGAACACGATCCGGATCATAGGCATACATTAAGCCATCATAACCAAGTTGAAAAGTTGGTGTATTACTACCTAAATCAGTTCCAATTAATGTATATCCGCTAATTTCAAAATAAGTATTATTTTCAGTATCATTAATTACAATTGAGTTAGTAGTAGTATTCCCTGCATCAGTAACCTCTTGAAGCGTTGGAGTTGTTCCTGTATTTACTAATTCCCAAACTGCTGCACCTTCTGTTGGGTCAGTACAAAGATAAACATCACCATTATCTAAAATCCATCTTGTATTTTGAACAAAACCTTTAGTTACATCATCTGTAACTGTTGGTGTATAAGTAAGATTATGTGATACTTCACGTATAATAGTACCGCCATCATTCATTATGTAAAGTCTACCAGCTTCCCATTTATGCTCATAACCTACACCACATATTTGCGAAATACCTTTTGAACCACCATTTCCAGCATCAATAGTTCCTTTTTTAAGCATTGAACCATTGTCTAAAATAATAGCATCACCATTTGAAATACTTATGTTTTCACCATCAGTTGTATTTCCTAATACTAAAGTTTCCGCAAGTGTTTGTTCACCACCACCACCAGTTACTTTATTGATATTTACTTGTATTACTTCTTCAGTAATATTTAAAGTAACTTCTTCAATAGTTTCACCAACATTAATATCAATAACCTCAACTATTTCAGTTGAAATAATATTAATATTTTCATTAGTTTCATTTACATTTATGTTAATTTCTTCACACATAGTTATCTTGTTACATCAGATTTAATCAAGAAATTACCACTTACATAAGTTTTAATAGTACCATTACCAAACTCAATTTCTATATCATATAAATAATTGAAAGCACAAATATTTATTATTTGTTTATTAATCTTAAATAAACCATTTGCAGCATTAGTTATTGTTAAACCAGCATTAGCTACTGAAGTTAAAGATAAAACAGGAATACCACCATATTCTTTTCTTAACTGCATTCTAATAATAGCATCTACTAAACTATATGGTGCATCGTTTAATAGTAACTCAAATGTTACTTGCTCAAATGTATCTCCTTTAATGCTTTGAAAATTTAATCCCATCTTTAGTTTTGTTTTCTATTTTTTTTAAAAATATTTCTAACTTCTTAATGTTAGCTTGTTTTGGTTTATATTTATTTATCATAGTACCCAACCTGTAAAATAAGCATCTTTATCTGGATACATATCACCATTTGAATTAGCATTATATTCAGGAAAGTCAGCTTGATTAAAACTCATATAATCTATAAATCTATTTGTGTAATGTTGTGCTATATCCCTTGCTTTTTCAATTAAAAAATCAACTTCATTTTTTTCTACATTTGTAGCGTTTTCTGATGTATGTTTATAGATACCTTTTCCAGCTATTGTAATGGCTAAAAATGGTAATGCTTCTACCATAGACCAGTGTATTACCATTGGTTTGATATACTTGCTTAAAAGCGTTGTATATGGTTCAGTTAAATCATCAGAAACAATATCATCATTTAGTTTATTAAATAATTGTGTTCCTAAATATGTTTGTATATGTGTATCTTGTGCAATCTTTACAAATTGAACAAATTTATCTGTATCAATATTACCGTTTAATGCAGTAAATCTAACAATATCATCTCTCGTAACAAATAGTGCTTGTGCCATATCTTAATTTGTAAATCCCATTTTATCCCAATATTCCTGTGTAAAACCTTTTGTTGGCATATCTGCTGGTTTCATAGCAACTTCTTTTTCATTTCTAATTCTATAACCATACTTTTCAGCAGTAGCAGAACTAATAGTTTTTGCTTTTGGACTTGTAGGGTCTATTTTAACACCTTCAAAGTTTGCATAAGTTCTTCTTAACCATTTGTGTTCACATCTTGCACCACCTTTGTATAACCATATAGAATAATTATCAGCACCTTTAACACCAAAACCAGCATTTACTGCTTGACTTTCCATAGCAATAATATCTTCTTTACGATAAACTTTATCAGCATTAATCATTTTATTGCAAAATTCTCTTTGACCAGTAGCATTACCACTATAAACATATCTTGTTATGAATTGTACACCATCAATAGTTTCATCTTGTTCTGGACTTTTAGCGTTTGGTCTTGCAGTTCCTGTTGAAACAAATTGCCACATTTTAGATAATGCACTTTTGCTTTTTTTATTATTTTCGTTTATTAAATCAATTTCAGCATCATATTCATCTTCCTTTTCATAATCAACTTCTACTTCATCTACTAAAGTCCATTCATTACCCATTGTTTCGCCTTTAGAAATTAAAGCATTTGCAATATCAGAACTTAAACAAGTATGAGAACTTAAACCAGTTTCTTCTTTTACTTGGTCTTGATTTTGTGTATTATCTAATTCAGTAAATTCTAATGGTTGAATAGTTTTAAAGTATAATTTTAAACTTATTTCATTGTAAAATAATATTTCATCTAATGCTTCTATTATTTCTAATTGATATGGTTTAATAACTATATTATCAAATAATAGCGTAGCAGTCTTAATTTCATCTGCATTGTTACCTAAACCACCATCACCATTTCTAATTCCTAATAACATAGGCGAAGTAACTCTATGCCCTACAATTAGTTTATTAAAACATTCATTACTTAAATATTCATAGTGTGCTGGTGCATCATTTAATGGTATATCTTCAACTGTTGTTTTACTTTCAGCATTTGCATTAAAAGCTACAATTACTTTGTCACCACGTGAACCAGTTAGTTTGTTTTTAACATCTGCTTTAATCTGGTCACGCATTTCTTCAGTTGGAATACCATTGTTAAAATTGATAACTTTAGTTCCACTAAATCCATTTTTTACATCGTTTATTTGATATTCAGATATGCTTTCTTCAAGCATTGCATAATCTAATGCACCATTATAATCAACAGGTGTATAATAGTGAAATATTGGCAAATAAGGTTTGATAATCATAATTTCAATTTCATTACCATTACCAAATCCCCAAGCTGGTATTCTTTTCAATACATCTGATGGCTTCTTTTTAGTCCAATCTGGGCAATAAAAGTATCCTTCTATTTCTCCTTTATCATTACATTTTTCTGCTCTTAAAGTATGAATTGGAAAATGCTCAACTTTAACTACTTTATTCTTTTGCTTTACTATTTGCATAGAAGCCATACCCATTAGTTTGCGTTCTAAACATACTTTACGCAACATATCTGGTTTAAATAAAGTTTTCATTTGTGCATATTCATTTGGCTTTCTTGATGCATCTAAAGCATCTAAACCCTTACCATATATCATATTTGATATTCCAGTAATAATAGCACCATTTGTAGTTGAATATAAAAACCTATCAATTAAAAACTGAAAGTAGTTGTTATCATCACCATATTCAATGTAACCTTGCTTTTTATTTTCTTGTATTTTAGGGCTTGTGTAAGCACTTAAATTTACAATAGAAATATTAGAATTATTCATATATTATAAAATCATTAGTTGTTTGATTTGCTACATATTGACCATCGTTAATTGAAAAATCAGCAATAACTTGATTTGTGCAAAATATTTTGTCCTTATAAACTACATCAGTATTGTTAAGAATAGATAATGTATAAAAATTACCTTCCTTTAAATCAAATGTAGTTGTTGTATATAGATAATAACCATCTTTATAAAAATCAGATGATATAGTAGTACTTTCATTTGTCATTTCATTTACTAAAACTATTGATGTTGCACAATAAGTTCTTGGAATGAATTTTAATGATTGTTCTTCTACCTGTTCTTTTAGAATTATCATTTTCTTTTTATTTAAAAATAAAAGTAAGTTAAAATTGTTTTAATATAGGATTAAAATAAAAAAGGGACACTTAAAGCATCCCTTAATTAAAAAACAAAAAAACAATTATTAAGAACCTACCACTACTGTAAATCCAGCACCAGCTAAAGTATCTCCAATGAAATTCGCTGGTACTTGCTCCATTCCTGTAAGCGTCAAAGTGTATCCACTTAAATCACCCATTGCAGCACCAGTTACAATAGTTCCACCTGTTACATCCATTCCGTGTTCTAATCCACAATAAAAGAAATTACCATTGTTATCTTCAACAATTACTTGTGGTCTACCATAAGCCAAAAGTTTAATTTGTTTGTGGTCTACTATTGATAATTTTTTCAAAGTTAATGCTAATTCTTGTTGAAAGAATGTAGTACCATTTTCTCTTGAAGATGTAATTGTTTGAGTAAAAGACGAAGTACCTTTTAACTCATATTTGTATGCAGAAGGTGTTCCAGTTACTGTATCAATAACATCTGTGTTTGTTCCATCGTAAGTGTACCCAGTAGCATCACCCCAATTAACAAAATAAACCGCTTTTAAACCTCCAGAACTATCTTTGCAAGGTTCTAATCTACCTAAACTAATATCACAAGCCATATCTATATTTTTTTAAAGTTAAAAAAAAGGTGGTGTTTTTTGCACCACCCTTAATTTGATTAATAATTAATTATTAGTTAGCAGCGTTAGTAATACCGTAAGTTGTAATATCTTCAACATTACCATATTGTACAGCAGCAGTAAATCTCATAACTACTCTAACATTTTGTGAACCATCAATGTCAGCCATATCAATAACTTTCACTTCGTTACTATCATTCAATAAACCAGTACCGAAATATAAATTAGATTTTTGAGCAGCAATAGCAACTGTTGGAGCTAAACCATTTGCAACAAATATTTTGATACCATCAAAAGAAAGTGAACCATTATTCCACCATTGTGTTCCCATTGCGTTTGTACCATTTGCACCTAAACCAGATGCACCAAAACCACCCAAAGCACGTACATAAGCTCTTGCTGTTGCTTGAGAAACGTATAAGTACAAATCTTCTTTTCCATAAAGTGAAGCTGGAATTGCATCCACAAGTTTCCCTAATTCAGCCACAACTGTTGAAGCAGCAGTAATATTAGTTGAAGTAGCAGCAACTTCTTGAGCAGGAACTAATCCAGCATCTAAAGTAAGCAATCTTGTAAATCCGTTAAATTCACCAGCGTTAGCAGTAACTCCAGCCCAAATGTTTTTTTCTGTTTTTTCAGCAACTTTAGCAGCTACGTGAGCAATTAAGAAATCAGCAAAAGAAGGTGGCAAACTATCAAATGCAGAATATCCCATTTGTACGCTTTCCCAAGACTGATGAAAATCTTTCTTGCATAATTGTAAATTTACTTGGAATTCTTCTGGTTGTATAATTCTTTCAGAAAGTGTTACAGTTGAAGTTGCATCGAAGTCACAAGTTGCATCCTTCACAATCGCATCAGTACCAATTTTTTGAATTACAGATTTAAACTTCACATTTGGCATTACTTCAATACCACCATTTTCAATAGTAGCAGCTGAAAGTAAAGCAGCAGAAATATATTTTCCTGCAAATTCTCCAGCATAAGTAGGAGAAGTAAAAGTTGTTGTTGTAGCCATTTTTTATTATTTTATTTATTATTTATTAATTAAAAAGTTTTGACATAACTATATCTTGTGTAGTCATTTGTCTTTTAGTAGATATTTTGTTTAATTTAACTTCAGTAGTTGCATCTGGATTGTGTGTTAAAACCTCAATCTTATCATTTGACAATTCAACTGCTTCTACTACTTCAGTTTTTGATAATTTTAATTCAGCAATTTCTAATCTTAATTTTTCAATTTCTGAAAAGAACATTTCTTTAGTAACACTTTCAACTACTCTTTTTGGTGTAGCTGCTTCAGTTGCCATTTCTTCTTCTTTTTTAGTAGTTTCTACTTCTACTTCAACTTCAGGTGCTTCTTCTTCTGGCATTTCAATAGAAGCAATAATACCTTCTACTTCTACTTTCAATACATTACCATCTTCAAGTAAGTATTCTCCAACTGGCATTGGTACTTTATCTTCACCATTAACAATAAAGATTGCCATTTCTGGTTCAAATGCTTCTGCTTCAATAACAGTAACACCATCCATTAGTTTCATTTGAGAAAGATTTACTTCCATACCCAAAAGAGTTTTAATTTCATTAATTACATTCATACTTTTTTTATTTAAAAATTAATACTATTTATATTTGTTATAAATTAATTGTTTCTTGATGAAATTATATTACCATTTTCATCTTTAACTACGCAAACAGATTGTGATACTGTTGAACCAATACCTTGATTGATTAATTCACCTTTACAACATTCTGATGAATATGTGCTATCATCACATAAACAACCTCTTTTAGCGTCCTTTGGACTTGTGTACTTGTTTTTTCCCATTTTAAATATGTTAAACATTAATTAATATTTGTTTTATTTTTTCAATCAATTCTTGCTCTGCATCTTGTTGTAAATTTAATTCTGCTTTTTCGCTGAAATATCCTTCAATACTTAAACCTAAATAAGTTCCATTTTTAACATCTGCCCAAACTTCATCATTATATATTTTCATAACAACAACCCAACTTCCTTCAGTTGCATTTAAATTATATAAAGCAGATTTATCAATTTTAGGATTTTCAACTATCCAACTTTCAATAGTTGTTACACCATCAGTTTTTTCTTGATGTTCTAAAGTTGCATTGTTATTCTTTAATTTTTTAAAATAAAGTTCAGATGCTTTTCTAACTGTTTCTTTTGAAAATCTAATGTTATATTCATAATCACCATTTCGTCTATAAATATCTTTTTCTGGAATTAAAGCTAAACCAATAACTATTCTTTTATCTTCATCAATAGTTTTTAATTCTACTTTGTGTTCATTTAATGCAACCCAATTTTCTTCAATAGCTGGAAATTTAACTAAACTAATAGCATCTATTCCATCTTGAATATTTTGTTCGTCTATATCTAAATAAATAGTTTCTAACTTTTTCATTATACTTTTTTTTAAAAATTAAATTATTTATATTTTGTTTTAAATAAGTAACATTAAGTCTGTTTTTATTAGTTAATGTTGCTTTTAACTATCCTAAAGAAGCATTACTAACTATGTTTCTATTTAATGATTGTGCTGTTGTTACATTTTGTGCAACTACATAAGCTTGAATAGGTGCTTGTTCTGAATTACCACCTAATGTTTGTGCTAATTGATTAACACCACTATTTCCTACTACGTTAAAACTTGGTGCTGCTGGTGCTGCTCCACCTCCACTACTAACTGCTGCTCCACCTCCACCACCTCCACCAGATAGTAATTTTTTTGCTCTCGCTAAATTTGCTAATATAGTAGCTGTTCCACTTGTGTAAAATGCTATTTTAGTTGCTGTATATACTCCAGGAGCCGCTGGCCCTGCTACTGATGCCGCACCTGCTGCACTACTTTCAGTACCTTGCATCATTTTTGAAAATGCAATAGCACTATCAGCACCTATTTGAACTAAAGCTAATGCTTTCATAACACCCTGTGCTGCTTTACCTTTTGCTAACCCAGCTGCTTGAACAGCTGCTAATAATTCTTCGCCACTTTGTGCAATACTTCCAATAGCTTGTGTTGTATCTTGAAATGCTTGTATTTTTCTTTGTCTTGCTTCTTCCTCTCTTTGTTCTCTTTCGTATTGACTATTGTATTGTATTTCTGTTATCTTATATTGAAATGCTTCCTCTGCCGCTATTTGGTCTTCCTTAAATTTAGCATCGGCATTAATCTTGTCTTGTGTTTTTTGTAAATCTGTTAAATCAAATTCAGTTTGTTCTTCAGATAATTTTTTATTATAATCATCATTTAATTTTTTTAATTTTTCTTGTTTTTCTTCTTCTGTTAATTGAGCATCATCTGCCGCTTTTTTATCTATATCTTTAATTTGAAGTAAAAAACCAGCTTTATCATTTTTTAATTTATCTAAATAATTTTTAGTTTCTGTTGCTGTTTTTATTCCTTCTTGTTTTACTTTTTCTGGATTAAATATAAATGATGTAGCAAATTCACTAACTTGTTTATTTATTTCAGTAATTTTTTCATTTAAATTTGTACCTATTATTTCACCAAATCCTAAAGTCTTTGAAACTTTATTTGCTGTTGCTATTAACAAATCAATAGGTGCTGCTAATAATCTTAAACCCATTGATGAAAGAGATAATGAACCAGTAATTATATTTTTTAAAATATTTGCATTTCTTTCTTCATTTTTTTCTTTTTGTTCTTGTATTTTAGCATCACTTTCTAATTGTAATTCAACTAATTTTATTGTAGCTTCATATTGTTTTGCTTTACTATTAAGTATTTCCTTTTCGCTTTTACCTTGAAGTTTTAATACATTATCTTGACTATTTAAACTATCTAATTTTTGTTTTTGTAACTCAATATTTTTAGATAATGTTTCTTGTTGATTTTTTTGTTCTTTAGTAACACCACTAACGGCTTCTTTTATATCGTCCCAATAAGCATAAACAGTCCCTAATGCAATAACTAATAAACCTATTCCTGTTGCAGCTATTCCTGTTTTAATTCCTTTTAAAGCATCTAATGCTACCGCTTTAATATTTTTAAATGTATCTGGTATTGTTTGTAATTGTTCTATGCCTTGTGATAATGCTAATGCACCTTGCACTTTTAAAATGGCTTGCTGTGCTTCTTCTGATTGTACACCAACTAAAGCCATAGCACCTTCAAATCCACTTAATGCACCAGCAGCAACATTTGCAGCACCAGCTAATGCTTTAAATTTAGAATCAGGATTAAAACTATCTGTTAAATCTTTTGCATCACCTATTCTGTCTTTTAAATCAGCTGCTCTTTTAGCTGCTTCAATAGCTTCTTTAGATGTTACTCCAAACTTATCACTTAAATTTGCTACCTCTGCTTGTGCTTTTCTTAATTCACTTTTTAATGATGTTACTGCTTGCTCAGTTTTAGCTAAATTAGAATTAACTTCTAAATTTACAGTTTTAGTTTCTGCCATTTTTTCTTTCTTTTATTTGTCGTTTAAATTGCTTTAGAGTACCTAAAAATGTTTCTGGTAGTTGATACTTACCTTTTGCTATTTCTATTGTTTCTGATTGTCCGTAATGCTCATCTAATTGTAGCATTTCTAATATTAACTTTATCATAAATCTTGTGTTATAGGTATGTTTACTTCTATTATATTTCCATCATAATCTTGAAATTTTATATCAAAGTTTTTTGTTCTTTCTACTCCAGATGTATTTTGTGCTATTGATATAGTTGTACTAAAATCTTCTTCTTGCGTACCACTTCCAGCCCAAGTAGCAAATCCAGTTGAAGATGCAGTAACAACTATATATTCAAACAAGCCTTTATAAATATCTATTTGAACTTCTTGTGCTGTATTATCTACATTTAATAATTCTATGTTTGAAAATCTATAACCTACACTATCATAACTTAAAGTTCTATAATCATTTATCAATTCAAATGATGTTTCACCACTTGTTAAATCAGAAGTAAAAGAATTAATAATATATCTGTTATCCCTAATTATAATTCTGTTATTTAACTTTAAATTAGTTAAATTTTGTGGTTCTAATTTTGCTTTAGCTTTTAAAATTCTTGTCTTTTGATTATAAAGATTTGCTATGTATTGTTCATAGTGTCTTTTGTATAATCCTTGTGGTGCATTTACTAAATACCAAGATGAAACTTCATTACCAAAATTTATAGAATATAAATAACTTAAATCAGTTGCACCTGTATTTATTTCATTATTAAATCTTACATAGTTATTTACGTTTGTGTAAGTAGTTCCATTGTAAATTTTAATAGGAAAAGAAGATACATCACTTAATCCATTGTTATACATCAATATTGGTTTAGGTGTGTAACTTTGTAAATCTTTGTTTAATAATGTAGCAGTTTGAAAATTATATCCTGTTGTTCTTTCCCACATAACATCTTCAAATGGTAATTTAATTTCATACTTACCACTTTCAGAATTTGAACCACTATCAAATGTTAAATCACCATATTGCCTATTGAATAAACCACTAAAAGCATTGTTTAAGATATTTTCTGACTTTTCATAAGTAAACTCTATTGTCTTAAATAGTTTTGGCTTTTCAATATCTAATTCATCAGCATAAATAAATGGTGTTAAATCTTTTATTTGACCAGCTTGATAATATAATTCTAATGGTTCTAATTTAAATGTTGTTTCATTAATTGGTGTAATAATCAAATTAAACATTTTAACTAATCCCATAAAGAAATCTGCAACTTTAATATCTGGTACATAAGCAACAACATTTTGTATTGCTGAAAATGATTGACCAGTAGGTGAACCACTTGATGCAAAGTTAAAACTGTTTGTTGTTCTATCACCATAAACATTTCTTCTTACATAAGAAACTTGACCTTTAAAAGTAAAAGCACCTAATGCTGAAACTCTAATTTTATATTCGTGTGATGCTGGGTCATCTGATTGTCTTACATCTAATAATGTTAAAACTTGATTTCCTATTAAGTTATCAAATGTTTGTGTAATAACTCCATCTTGTAATAATTCAACTTTGTAATTTGTTGTTAAATATGGTGAAGCAAGTGTTATTCCAAATTTAATTATTATTCTTCTATTTCCACCATATGTAGGAAATGGTGGTGAGCCTGTTTGAAAATAAATACTATTCCAATCTAATGTTATTGTGTCTGTTGTTGTATTGTATTCTGGAAAAGTAGCAGTTCCACTAAATCTATTTTGGTCATAAAATATACCGGAATTATATGCTCTTGGAAGTTCACTATTCTTTAGCAACATATACAACTTACTAAATTGATTATATCCTAAAAAATTACCTGTAAATGTTAAACCATATTTAGTTTCTATAAAATCTAATATGCTTGTTATAGGTACTGATGGAAATAAATCATCCCAATTAATAGCACCTGTGTTTGTAGTTACATCAAAAATAGTTGCAGTCTTATAATCAAACTTTCTTGTGTTACCTATTAAAGGATATAAAACACCACCACCATTAGTATTAATTTTAGAAACAATAGTAGAAGCATCATAAGTATGATTTAAAGAACTAAAATCTAAACTATTTAATTTATCTTCACCAAACTTATCTTTTAATTGTGTAAGGTTACCATAGAATGTAAGTGTATAACTTTCAATATAACCATTCTTTTTATTTGCTTTTTCTAATTGTACGTTACCCTCTCTAAATGGTATTGTTTCTATTTCTATATAGGCATTGTATCTTATTCTTGCATCATATCCATCATCAACTGCATTATCATACCAATGTGAAAAGATAGCATTGTTTGTAGGTGATGCTGGAATTGTAAATGATTGTGAATAGTCTGTAAATAGTTTACCAATATCTGAATAGTTTTGTATTGTAGAAGTAACTGAAACTTTTTCATCTTGAAACATTTCAACTCTTTTAGCAACATCATCAACGTAAATATATAACTCCATTATATTACATTATTAATTTGATTGTAATTATATTCAAAATCTATTTCGTAATTAATCATTTTATCTTTTAAAGATGTTTTTAATTCAAATGAAGTTGCTTTTAATTTAACTGGTAAATTATCCAATAAAATTGTTTCAGAATTAAAAAGTTCTTCTATAAGTAATGAATAGTTTTCATCAACCCATCCAGTATTTATTTTTATTGATTTAGTTGCTACAAAATTAAATGCTTTTGATTGACCTCTCAATTCATTGTAATCAACTGCATTTGGTAATAAGTTATAATCTTTGCTTTTACTTTCAAAACTTTCTGATTTAGCTTTAAAAAAAGTTAAATATTGCCATCCACCATTTGCATTTATGTAAGAACAAACAACTGGTTTATATTTAGGTTCACATAAAGGTTCAGAAAAAATTGTTTCTATTTCATCTGCATCAGTTACATTATAAATAGTTACATACCCACCATTTACTAATCCAACATTATTTCTTGTATATGGTATTTTATAAAGATAATCATCATCAGAAGCTAAAGAAGTTGTAGCAATTAATGTATTTGATTTGTCATAATATCTAACTTCAATAGTATCATTTGGACTTGTTTCTTGCATAAAATAATTAAAGTAACTACTATCAGAATAACCAGTTTTTAAATAATAATATCTTGTTATTTTACCATTAACCAACACTAAATTGTTTTTAGGAAAGTTAAAATTATATCCGTTTGAATAATCAGTATAACCATTTAAACCTATATAAACTACGTTGTTTAAAAGACTTTCTACGCCAGATACAGTTGCATATCTTTTTACTCTACAATATGCCCACATTTTAGCACTTTCTTCAGCTACTATATTAGTTGCAGTAGGTGCTATTATATCAATATTTTCTTTTATATAATTTGATATATTGTAAGTGTTTGCCCTTTGTGTTGTACTTGGTGCATTTTTACTTAATGTATATGTAGGTGTTGCTGGTTCTGTTTCACCTTTATGCCAAATAAACAATTCAATTTTGCTTGATGTTTGCGAAGTTTCATTTACTGTTATAAAATAAGGTGAACGTACTCTAATAATTTCCATAAATATTATTTATTTGTTATTGTATAATCTATTAATGTTTCTATATCGTCACCAAATGCTTTTATTAAATCAGTATCTATGTATTTCTTATATCCATCTTCAAATGGTTTAGTAAAAAATAAAGAAGGTTTAATTCCCCTTGCCCATACATTCTTTGCTATAATATAACCTATTGATTTATAATTACCTTTTTTAAACTTTCCTTTTGCATCTCGTAATCTTATATTTCTAAACTTTGCCCATTGTTCAAATGGTGCTGATGGTATTCTTCTTTTAAATTTAAATCTACTATTCGGTGCTTGTTGCCCTTTTACTTTTGCATTAGGTGATACTTGACTTGGGTCTGCACCTTTAACACCTTCATCTTGATAAAAGCCATAATCAGGCATACTAAAGCCCAATAAGAAATAATTATTTTCAAATAGTATTTCACCTTTGATTTGATTATAAAGTTGTTTAGAAACGTTCTTATTGCTTTTTGAAAGATTACTTCTTGCTTGTTGAATAACATATTTTTTATATGCTTCTAAAACTTCTTTAGTAGATGTTAAATTATTAGCATTCATTTTCACAACTTGTCATTTCATTAGCAACCATAACATCAAATGTAACAGTCCATCCAGCTATCTTGTTTTCAAACCTGTCTACAAATGGTTCGCAATTAGGTGTGCCACTTAATTCATATCCTTCATCCATTAATGCACCTCTTCTTAATACTTCTAATAATCTATTAATTACCATTAATTGAGTATGTAATACATCTTGCTCATTATCATTTGTTAAAAACTGGTCTGTTTGTTCAGTCTTACTAAAGTCTACAACATCCATACATAGAACTGATATATTAAATATCCAAACGTTATTATTATACGTTGCATTGTTTACAATAATATGTGACAAAGGAAATATAGTTTGTTTGTTTAAATCAATTTCAAATATATCACCTGAAGAAACTGTATTAACAAATACATCTTTATATAATTGGTCTTTAATTGCTGTTGTTACTTGGTAAAATCCTTTCATTATTTACTTCTTATTAATTCTGTTTCTATTTGGTTCTTTTCTTTCTCAAATGTTAAAAATGTTAATGCAACTGATAATCTAATTCTGGAGACATCTTCAAATCTTCTAACATCTCCTTGAGCAAGAGCATAGAATGATGAATACCAACCCCATTTACTTCCAAATTGTGATTGTTTACTATACTCTGAAACTCCTTGTTGTTCTCCAAATAGTGTATCGTAGACTTCAACAATTCGTTGCCTAAATTGTAAAAAAAAACAACAGCACCTAATACAACATCAACTGGTGCAAACTTCATAGCATCACAATATGTATAACTACCATTGTATTCTTCAATCTGATATTTGTCTTTTAACTTCTTTGTTATTGGTCTGTATAATACTGCCATTGCATTATGCATCTTATCCCAATCACTAATGTATTTATCCAAATCAGTATATTCACCTAATGTAATTTCATCAAGGTTAGTTATAAATCCAAATTCAGTATCACCTAATCTAAATGTTTTTTTCAATTCATATTTTTGTGTAAATAGATTTGATAAATTAGTTGTTATTTCATTTACATCTTTGTAACTTATTTTAGCAGCATTCTTTAAATCTATACCACAAAATATTTCAACCATCTTATGTTGAAGAAATTCACCATCAGGATTATCTTTTGCAATAGATAAAAACTTTTGATATTGTTCTAATGTTATTTCTTGTAAACTTGTTGGTATTGTAATCTGTAACTTCATTGTTTTTTATTTAAAAATAAAATAAAGTCTAAATTGTATTAAACAAAAAAAGACCTACATTTCTGTAAGTCTTTCTTCAACCATTATTAATCAAAATTTAAACCATTTCTTTTACACTTTCTATTTTTCTATGTACTATATTCATATCATAGAATGTTCTTAGTGCATCTATTTCATTATAAGCATACAGTTCTAATTCTATATCTGTTGCTTCATCATTTCTTTCTGTCCAGTAAGTAACTAAATACTTTGTCATATATGTTTTCATTTGTTTGTTATTTGCTACAAATATAATTATATTGTTTTAAATAAAATACATTTTAACTTTTATTTAACTTTCAAAGTTTTCATCGTATATCATTCCAATATGTAAATCAATTAAAGCTAAAGACTTTCTTCTTATTTCTTTAATCTTAAATGCATCTTCTTTACTTATCATTCCTGTATCAAATCCTTCAACTGAACTTAATGCTTGATTGCACATAGATATTATTTCATATCTTGTATCACATTGTTCAAACTCCATATTTTCAAATATATCTTCTTCTTCTCTCATTACCTTTTGTGTTAATATAAACCCTAATTTTAATAGTTATCTTACTGCGAAAGGTAAGCACTTGCTATATGATACATTTGTTGCATCTTTTTAATTTCTCCTACGTTTCTTGGTAAGTTAATTTGAACTTCAACACCTTTAACGTGATGAATATAACATTGTATTGCTGCTATTATTTGTCCGTAACTCATTAGTAAAATGATATTATAATGTTATTTTGCATATATTTTGAATTTTAAAAGTATTAAATACACTTAAAATAACAATATAATGTTATTAGTATATAAAATAGTTTCCTTTATGTGGATTTTCTAATTGACTTGTCATTGCATAACGCATAGCATCTATTGCGTGGTTATATGCATCTATTGGTCTATTCATTTTAATTCCTGTTTTATCTGTTTGCCAAATGTAGTTCCTTAATTCATTTATTAAGTTTTTGCTTCTTGATGTAACATAAACTTTATTTTGATTAATTAAATTAAGACCAAATAAGATACTATCTTTTCCTTTAGTAACTGGTAACACATTGTGACCATAACTATTCAATTCAGCTATTGATTTTGGTTCAGCACTATCAGCGTAAACAATTTCGTTTACATTATTAGCTTTTAATAAATTTGATATTTCGCTATTCAATAATCCTTTCTTATAAATTACTTCATCAAATATATAAGCATCATTATATTTATACATTGTAACTAATGATGTTGGGTCATTACTATAACCAAAATCCATTCC